GTTCGGGATTGATCACTTGTTGAAGACGCTGAACGGCACTTTCAAGTTCACAAAGGCCGTTGTGAATAGTCTTAAATTCTTCAGCGGTAAGAGTAGGATTACAATGCATTTTGGCTCCTGGATTATAAAATTAATTGTAGTCTGTGTCGAGCTCAAATTGACCATCGTACCAGGAATCTTCCGCTGTGAGCACACGGTTGATCTCTGTGACACTGACCAGGACTGTGTCGCGAACAGCACCGTAGACTTTGAAAGGCTTGTCTACCTTGACAGTGTACTGAACATCACCGCCGTACTTGACACGGCTTTCAGTGACCAAGCCACTGTAGGGGAACAGGCCCATGTACAGTCCATTGATTCGATCACCAGTTAGATCCCATTTCATTGCCTGCTCCTTGCTGTCTATGTATGTATTATAACGCCTTTTGGACAACCCGTCAACCAATTCCTAATGCTTTTTTGTCTGCTTCTGTCAGTTTGGCCAGGGCGGCTGCTTTGGCTTCCTTAGCAGCTTTAACCTTAGCACGCCGGGCACGATCTGCTTCTTTGGCTTTTGCATCATCAATCTTGTGTTGAGTGAACCAAGGACCTGCTTCTTTGTCTTTGAACAACTTGTTCCCAGGATCAACCTTCTCCAACTCAGTCATTGCCTTACAAGCGATGCGGGCCAGTTGATCACGCATCTTTTTGTAGGTCTCAGTGTTGTCTATAGTGCGGTAGTCATCTCGGTAGTCCATGCAGGGCATAATGTTCTCCTTGTTGCGATGTATGTATTATACGGCCGTTTGGACAACTCGTCAACCAGTAGGGTTATTTTTGTTTTTTCTTATTTTTCACGTAAAAGTCCGACTCTTCTTTGGGATTATTCCTGGTTTTTTATTATCTATATCAAGTTAACTACCAGTAATAATATTGTTATTAATAATACATGATAATCTATCATTTTCTAATCCATGCAATATACCCGCCATTGGTATCACTCCAGGGGCAGTATTGTTCCCACAGTGCCAGAGCCTCAGTTTTGTCGGTGTGAGTGTTCATAAGATTATCAATCGTAGGTCTAGCCAGATATCCCTGATTCCCCCAGTCGTGTGTTTTCAGTGCAGTTTCAAGTTCATTCATATTTTCTCACTTCTAGTTTATATTATAACACAAAAGAAAAGGGCCGTTGGGGCCCTTGTTCTTCTTTTTGTCTAATTACTTAGGCATCATTAGTGCATTGAAGTTACTTGGAACAACAATAGTTTGGACTTGACCGTTCTTAATACCTTCTGAGATATTCAACATGGCCTGCGCCTGCATGAATGCAATTGACGCACCTGAGTTGTTAGCCAATGCTGCCATACGACGGCTTTCGGCTTCGGCGGTCTTAACTTCAACTTCCTTCTGCTTGAGTTCGTTCTTACTACGAACCAAAGCGTTGGCACTTTCTACAACAGTATCCGCTGGCACAACATTACGAATCATAACCTGACTGATCATAATGGAACCGTCCAACTTTTCTTCAGAAAGGTTGCGAACAATTTCTTCCTTGATGTAGTTTTCCATGTCAGTGCGGTTGTCTGCCATATCCAACGCTTCATACTTACGTGCTGCCTTGTAGATAGCATTACGAGCATTCTGAACCACATAGTTGTACATCACATAGGTATCACCTTTGAATTCAGCGTGGAACGATTTGTTCTTGGTTGAATAAAGTTCGGCAACATTCTGTGAGTTGATGTTGTAAACAACCACCGCATCAAAGTCCTTCATGGTTGAGTTGTCCTTGGCCACCGGAGTCATATTCTCCAAGACCACGTTAACATCCTTGACCGGGAATGTAAGCACATCACCGATGAATGTCTGATTGAACGAACCAGGCAGCAGTTCACCACTTTGAACCTGTTTATCAAAACCAACTCGTACGCCGACCTCACCGGTCTCAATTCGAGTACATGCGGCAGTCAATGCAACTGCGGCCAGAACAAAACCAACTTTAACAAAACGATTCATTTAAATAACTCCAGTGGAAAAAAGATAAAAACAAAAAACAAAACCAAGGATGAAATACAATGGCCTAAGCCAACGATCATTAATCATAAACTTCCTTTAAAATACAGCAACAAAGATTCCAAGTAACGCTACTGCTACTAGAGCACATAGTATAGAATAAACAATAGTTTTTGTCAAGTGCCACTTCTCCAAACTTTTGAGTTTTCGAAAGCTCAAAATACCAAATCCAATCACAACAGTTAACAATAACCAAATTACAACCATTTTAAACATCATTCAACTCCAAAATGTGCTTTGACAAACTTGCTTGCAACAACAGGAAGATCTGCCCGTTCTACTTCATCAGTAATCGCACAACATTCCCTGACAATCAACTCGGCGAACTTTTCTAATTCATCTTCCCAACATTCAGCAAACGCTCTCATAGGAGTTTCTGTTGGGTCGTAGGTAAATTCTATACCAGCCTGTTTAACAAGTTCTTGGATTCGTTCGTTCATATCATACCCTTAAACAATTCTTTAACTGAAATTGCCTGACCTGTAGCATAAACAATATCAAAACTATCATTCTCAATGTAATACCGATTGCGGGTGCAATTTACATACTCACCCTTTTCGTCAGTATATACTTGTCGCATCTGAGTAAAGGTATTATCTATAACACCATCAAAAATAACCCGTGTAGTGATTTTACGCTTGTTCATTCTTCAACTCCGAAATGTTCTCTAATCTGTTTTGCCCGTTGCCACCCATTTAATGCCAGGTAACTGTTTTTCTCACAAGCCTCGGCACATTCCCGAACAATCAACTCGGCGAGATATTCCAAGTCTTCGGGACATACTTGTGCTTCATAGCATTCTGAATCTGGATCAAGTCTAAATGTGACGGATTGCAGGATTAGTTCTTTAATTCGTTCATTCATTTGTGAAAATTTCCTTGAAAGCAATGGCGCAGTTCGTGCCCAACAATTTGATGACTGGTATTGGTGCTGGTGTAGATTATACACGTACCTGCAAGGTCCATACCAGCACATCCAAAAAATACGCTGCCGGGTCTAACTGGGCGCTGAGTGGGCAAGGTACACAATCGTTGCAGGTCTTGATCGCTTACACGAATCCATCGCACGGTCATTCTAGTGGAGCCTGCTTCATGATAAAAATGTTGGTTCTCATTCAAATGAAACTGGTTCAACGAGGTCTCGGGCGATACACATCCAACAAGAAATGCCGTTGCAGTAATAGCAATCCATTTCATTCCTCAACTCCGAAATGTTGTTCTGCTTGTATACGACCCATAGCAGTAAGTTTCATTTCTGCACCGACCACTTCTACAAGATCGGACCGAAACATACGAGAAGTCACAGAATTTTTCAAGGAAGGATTGCCAGTCTTTTTCTCGGCCCATTGCCAAGAGTGCTCACCCAATCTTACTGCTCGATTAGACAGCAGGTTTACTAAAACTTGGTTCATTCTTCAACTCCAAAATGTTCTAGTTTCTCATTTAAGAGATTCCAACTAACACTATTCACCATAAACATATCACGACAATTTTTAATTGTATCGAGAACCATCAACTCAGCGAACTTTTCGTAAACTTGTTGACTGAATCCTTTTATATCTTCTACTGCACAATTTTCAATATCGATTGGTTCATTCCATGCCTCTTGTTGCGCCTGTATATGAAGTTCTCGAATTCGTTTGTTCATGACCAGCTCTTTCCAAAAACTTTGATTGACAAACTGTGGTCAGCAGCATCTTCTCGATCCGCAATTGTGTTCATGTGGAACTCACCGGGGTAATGCCGCAACAGTGAACTGGCACGTTGCCGAATGGCACGAGGTACTCGCGGCGTCTTTTTTGGGTCCAGGAGATCACTCAAGAACCTCTCGGTATGTATTACTGCTCGGGTGCGTTCATTTGGTACAGTCATGTTATTCCTGTTCAGTCTTTCGGTGTTTGGGTTGGCGTTTGTACACTGTTTTGGGCTGTTCCACACGGCCACGAAACGGCAAGTCCGAATCAAACAGTGCTTGATGTCGACGCTGACGTGGTGGTTGCAGTACAAAAGATATGGGCTTCATAACAGTGTAATTATAGCAAAACAAGCATTATTGGTCAAGTGTTGGGTTGTGCGTTGTAAAATTGCCAAAATTTAAAGTCTGCACCGCGTAAGCCCATTAACTGCCCTTCGTAGTCTCTATAGGAACAGGCTGCATACTCGCGAACACGATGGTTACTGTACTGAGCTTGCATTTGCTTGGCAAAATTTTTCTGTCGTGTTACTTCAGACTTGGCAGGGCCGGGCGTTTTGTAATACTTGATCATGCGACCAGACTCAACCTCGTAAACTACCCATCCCATGTCAATACTCCTTTTTGGACGCTCTGTTAACCATTAAATCCAGTGACCTGTTCAAACAGTTCCAGGAAGTCCAGATCGCTGAGTGTGGCAATCTCGTCCGGGCTGATGCTGAACTCTGTGGCCAGGGCATCCTCATCAACTGCAAACAGGACTCGCTCAGTCATCATTTCACGTAGGTTCATTCTTCAACTCCGAAATGTTCTTGGATCAACATAGGCACTCGGTCGATTGTAGAATCTACACTGATTGCCCATTCAACAACCGTTTGACATTCTTTCACAATCAACTCGGCGAACTTTTCCTGAAATTTGGGTTCTGAATAAGTCCCAGTTTCATTCATTTCTCTTGCAGCCTCTTTAGCAAGTTCTTTAATTCGTTCGTTCATTCTTCAACTCCTTAACGAATGGCCAAACGCTTGAACACTGCCAGGATCTCAGGCTTGTTCATCATTGCGTCAAATGCTTGTTGGGGATTGTACCACCCGCACATACAGCCGACCTTGCCGCTGTAGACTTTGTATACTTTCATTGCTCGCTCCTTTGTTGCTAAGTGTTAATTATACACTCAATCCACGTAGTAGTCAACTGCCTCTGTTAGCTTGTGCAATGCACCTTCCAGTTCGCTAAAGCAGTCCATCTCTGTCAAGCTCTCGCCGTCCAGTGTTGCAGCCTGTAGCAAGTCATCCACCTCTGCCAGCTTTGCAAGTATTGCGTCTCTCATTGTGTGCTCCTGTTTGTTGCTGTGTATGTATTATAACAAATTGGGCATTTCAGGTCAACCGTTTTGCTTGACCCGCACATCAGTATTCAGTGCAGGCATGTACTGAGCAATCAGCTGTCGTTCCAACTTATGTGCAACTTCTTTGCCACGCACAATGTCAACTATGGTTGACACTATGCTATCAGCACCAGCAGTACGAATTGCTTCGTACAAAGCCCAGCTCTTGTCTTCAGTGCGGCTGCGATAGATGTGCTTGTTTACACGGCTACGCAGGCTCATTAACACAGTACGCTGAGTCTTGGCAGTGATACCAATGTAAGTCTCGAACCCGATATGCAAAGCATATACGATATGAGTGCGATCAACACGCTTTTTACGAGTGGCTTTTTTTGCTTCCATACATGTATTATAGCCGATTTGACGATTTTGGTCAACCGTTTTGCCGGGCAAAAAAGCCTACTTTTTTGTGGCTTTTTTACAACAAATTTAATATAAGTTTCTCACAACATATAATATTATTAATTATTATTGAGTATAATTCTCGAGAAACTGATTTAAATCCCCATAGAGATTAGCTAAAAATGCTTCTTTTGATCCGTAGAATTTAATGCTGGGATTTTTTCTATCTATATTAAGATAATATGGATCTTGTAATCGTTGATCCAATTGTACTAATAGTTTGGGACGTATTTGTTCTGGTCGAATATCAAAATTATAATGCTCGATATTCATTCGTTGCATTGCAATATAACCATGAGCACTGAGGCGCATACCTGCACCTTGACGAGAATTTCGCCACCATGTTTGCATGGCCCAATCTAATCCAGGACGCTGAGATTCAGGAAACTGCCTGATCAGTGCTTCAGTAATGGCTTGTTTATTTCGCATTGGGGTATATTTTATCCCCTTGCTTGAGCAATACTACAGAAAACTTATCAGTGCGAAACTGAATGTTTAGTTTTCTAGCCAAATTGATTGCATGTCCTTTATTTGAAAAAGATACTTTTTTATACTTGGGACCTGGATACTGAGTGAGTAAATTTGAAGTCTTGAGATTGATTGGTCGATTATCAAAGAACACTGCCCAGATACCTTCGCTGGCCAATACCTGTTCAGTTTTATAGGTCTGCTTGTTGGTGTTCTCTATTAACACTGATGGTTTGGGGCGGCTCATCCATTATACTCCTACATTTATTTATGCAAAAATGTAGGAGTATTTAGAAGTCTTTTCCGCCCAGTTCCACAGTAATGACTTGTTCTTTTTGTGCAGTCAACAGCTGAGTTTGCAGTTCTGTTATGGCCAACAACATCTTGGTTATGTCAGCATGCAAGTCCTTGGCATCTCGAATTGGCATCATGAATTCACGTTGTCCACGTGCTTCATGTGCCTTTACTGAATCAATGAACCGATTAATGTGTATACTCATCAGGAGAACTTGTTAAAAGCACCCTTCTTTTTCAAGAATGGTTTCAAGTTTGGTGGTTCCCATCCTTGTGGTTTGAGTACTTTACCATCTTCACGCTTGCGCACCTTGCCAGTTTCTTTGTTAATTTTAGCAAAGTTAGTGCTCATGACTTCTTTCCAAGCACCTTCGGCATCCCATCCGGCACTGTGGATAGCACCGATAGTAACAACTAAAATATCAATAAGTGCATCTAGCGTTTCGACATCGTCTGGAGCATCTTTGAGTTCTTGGTATTCTTCGTCAATTAGGCGCATATACATATCGAACTGTGCTTGATCTCCCGTGACACTTTGGTCACAGGCTTTCATAAATTTTTCTTGATCTCGAAAAACATTCATTTCTTACTTTTCCTTTGTTGTTGTGCCATACGTCTAGCTTCTGACCAGGGCTTTCCTTTGTTATGCCCTAATAATTGTTTTCTTTCTTCATCAGTGAGATTTGCTATCATAGTTTTTCGCACCTCTCTCATCTTATTTTTAGATTCTGCCGAATGAACTTTTCCCTTAAATGGGTTGTTCTCCTTCATTAACTTACTATGATTCTCACGACGTTGTTGTGCAGCTTTAGTATCTTTTTGTATTTCTTCGTATGTCATACCTTTTGTGTTGCCGGGTCTACCTTTGATGGATCCACCTTCGCCTAACTCTGGTTTTAAGTTGGCCCACTCTGGACTATCTACAATCTGCCATAAATCACTGTAATAAGATCCCCAGATTCTTACTTCTTCATTATCTTTACATTCTTTTAATATTTCAGTGCTAACATCGTTTCCATGTTTCTTAACATGTCTCAACCAGCGGGTGCCAGAACCTTCATATTGGTAAGGATTTTTTACTGTTTTACCTAAATATTTTAATCCAGTTTTGCGATGAGTTTTTATGTACAAGTAAATCATACTATATTTATCATCGTAATGGGTTTGTCATTTTATTGCCTAATAGAAATAGGATGATTATTGGCTTCTTCTTTGGTATAAAATGGACCTTGATACGGATAACGTTCCAAGGTAATGAGTTTAGGGCTTTGTACAATGCACCAAGTTCGACGTTGTTTGACCTGATACCATCCGGCTGCAAACCACGAACGTGACTTGCGATTCTTGGTATACAACGGCAATTTATGTTGCACATCCCAGATGGGATTGTATACTCGAGATCCTGACGGATATCCTTGTACTTGATAGCTAGCAGGTTCCTGGTTAGGTTTGTTTCCTACTGCTGGAAATTCAATATCGACCTGTTTGCGGATCATTGCAATGGTCTTAAATGGCATGACCTTGTCATTAATACGCACTGCAAAGCCATCTCCTGTGGCTTCAATATTACCAATTTTTTTATTATCCTGTGTAAGGATGTAAAACTGATCCTTGATCACGGGTTTAGCTATGATGCTCATCTAGTGTTCCTTTATATGTTTCGTTGAGCCAACGAGCATATTGCTCTGCTGACTCAGATATCTTGTTGAGTTCGTACTTGCCACAGAACTTCATGAATCTCACACCAACTTGACCAATGTCTTTGTGGCTGATCTGTTCACGTATTGCACCGTCCACTTTGGCTTTGATATCTTCTGGTTGTGCAGTTAAATCAATCAGCACACGATTGCGTTCGTAGTCGTCCTTTACACGATGCTCCTCACCGTTGTGATCAGACCATCTTTGTAACATGAGATTATTCCACGAATAGCCTTTACTGTTACGATCTTCAAATGCTTCTTGCAAGCCAACTTTGTTTTTGGTGCCGTTGGTTCTCACACCAGGATATGCACTAAAGACGTTGTCTGACGTATCGCCACGCATACATTTCTCAAACAGCAACCATTCAGGATCTGGAATTGTTTTGTCTGTCTTGGTCTTTTTATCTTGCACACGTCGGCCCTTGGCATCAAATATACCAGTGATTGTGTGAAGCTCGTCAGTGATGCCATTATATTGGCTAACGTTGGGTGCCAGCAATTGTATAAAATCAGTGTCTGATGAAATGATATAGTGCTCGTCTTGCGGGTGCAAAGCTATCCAGCGAGCAATAACGTCGTCGGCTTCGGCTTCTGGATGTCGGATAACGCTACAATTAGTACCGTCGGCCAAATATTTAGTGAGACTATCGTAAGTCTCCCAAAACAATTTATCCTCTTCTTGTTCTGTGTCGGACAATGCGGTCCGAGCCACAGCACGATTCTTCTTGTAAGGCGCATAAAAGTCCTTGCGCCATGAGCGACCTTCTAAACAGAACACCACGTGGTCTGCTTGAAATTGTTTGTGTACTTTGTTTACACTGCTCATCACAATATGTAAAGCATATCCTACTTTTTCCCATGCATCGGCAGCACGGAAAACAGAGTGTCGAGCACGAAAAAAAGTGTTAGCTGTATCAATCAAAAGATATCGCATTGGGATCCAATATATTGTTTTCTATACAGTATTGTAACACAAATTCGGCCCAAAAGCAATGAGCGTCTTTACCAAAATGCCAAGAGCCGGCGCTGACAGGTTCAAATTGATCACGCAGAATCTCATTGTAAGTGAATTCTGAATACGGTGCTATGTATGAATCTTTCCAATCCAGCAGGCGGGTAACACGGTCAAACGAATTGTTGCCGTTGAAAAACACATGCGGTATCTTCATAGCATCCAGTTCCTGATGCAATTGCCAAATCTCTTGATGCCAGTATTGTTGACGCTGATTCCAATCCACATTAACTACAAAATGTCGATACTGATCTTGCAACTCTTCAGGAACCCAATCTAGTCCAGAGCTACCTACTTGCAAGTATTTGCCATTGTGCATCCACTCTTCTCGTTCCCACGTGCTCCACTGTATGATTGCCACAGCTGATTCCCAAGGATGCAAACTTTGCATCCAAGCTCGCGTGGTGCGTAGAATTCTGTAGTTAGAAGCAGCAGATTCAGCATCACAAATTAGTTCAACACCTAACTTGTTGGCCAATTGTTGCCCCCAGCTTACAGCTAAGTTAGCAGGATGTGGTCGGCGTCCTAGTTCAGGATAGCCATCATCTTCAGCAAATGCAGCAGGGGACACTGCTTCAGCACCTGCTGTATGGCTATCACCGTTGACGTATAGTTTCACGATACTTCAGTGCGACCGTTGCCAACATCGGTGCTGCGTACCCACATACCACTCTTGGCCATGGCTTCTTCTTGTTCCCAAGTTTCCATTACCACATGTCGACACACATTCTGAAACCATCGATCCACAATTTCAGCATCAGTATCATCCTTCTTGATCATGTATCCAGCTTTGACCAGCCGCGCTACAAAAATCTCATTCCAGTCCAGTTCAAATGCACCTTGATGCAAGTTGTCTAGATCCACATCCATGCTGAGAATGTTCACATAGGGCAAGTTATTCTCAGTGGCCTGTTGCTTGGCTGTTTTGGATTCTTCCTTGGCAGGGCCTCTTTGAGCTCGAGCCTTGGGCGGAGTCACTGCGGGCCCAGACGGCTTGGGTTCTGCAACGGTGTTGGGTTTCTTTCGAAACATATCAAAAAATGCCATGTTATTCCTCTTTTACTTCTTGCCAGGTATAATCGCCCAGCCACTTGACTTGGGTAATATATTCGTAATTTTTAGGAGCACTGCTGCTCCAGTCATTGGGGCCTAATTTAGCCAAGATGGTTTTGTTTTTGTTGGTATCAAACGCCAACCAGTAGGTCTGACCGTGATAAGTCTGGAACTGATATTCGGCAGCATGAACTGCATCTGTTATTTCTAATCGACGTTTAATTTCTTGTGCTTGTGATTCTAACACTCGAACCAGATCCATGATGCGATTGTATTCTTGTTGAGAATGCATTCTAGCAACATTGAGCATGATGTCCTTTTGTTTTTCAACAGGCACAAGATCAAACTTAGGACCCAGGGTGGACGTGGCGTACGGCGTTACATTTCTGTTGAGGAAATGTATCAGCGAACCAGTTGATTCACTATCAAAACTGCTGACACCATTGGCTGAATTCTTAGTCATTTTGATATATGTCCACTTTTTCTATTATCGTTTTATTTGCCACAACAAATATTCAAATTTGCTTATGTAGTATACATCATCAATTGGGTCGCCGGGTCCTGAGATAATTCTAGATCCTTTGTAACACCAAGTAAGCCATAGTCGATCTCTAGAAAAGTAACAATTTCTTGGCCATAAACAAAAATTCAAACGCCAGTTGCGTATTTGATTTAGGCCCCATTCTTGATATTGAAACTCTTGACTCACCGGGTGATCAAGCATTAAGTGCCCCACTCGTTCTTGAACAATGGTACTTG